GGGGTCTGTGCCTTGCCTGAATGAATTAATGGATTTGCACACACGATGTGACTGGTTTTCGATGCGCATTCACGTAACTCGGGTCAAACTCGCAAAATTCAGTGACATTGTCAGAGCAGGAAGGATCGATTTAGCTTTTGATTATATTAAAGCGGTGCCTGAATCGGCAATAGTATGTGGCGGTGCAGATTTTGCACAGTCAATGGTTACTGCTATAAATACAAAATTCCCCCAGACTTCTGTTGCTGTTGAGGCGTTTAGTTCAGGCAGATCATTTGATTATATCATGAAATCAGAAGCTCATAAAACAGAGATTACTTTGAAATCTTTGAATAGAGTTATCTCTGTAGATCCTGGTTTAACTGTTTTGGATAATCTCATCAGCCACAACGTTCCAATAAGAAATATGTGTCGGTCAGGTATTTGCGGGAGTTGCAAGTTCAGGCTTCATAGTGGAGATGTAAGAAGTGAACCAGATTTCTGCCTTTCTGCTAAAGATAAGGCTGAAAAACTACACCTTGCTTGTTGTTCATTTCCTTCTGAAAACGCTGTGATTGACATAATCTGATTCAATATTTAAGGATGAAAAAATGGAAAATAAATTTGTTTTAATTGTAGATCCCTTTTCTAGCGGTTCTGTTTTCGCAAGCAGAATTAAATCGCTTTATGGTTATAATGTTGTTGCTTTAATAACTAATCCAAATCTTCCTCAGGCGATCCTTGCCACATTTGTTGAGGAAGACTACTCAATGGTTTTCAACTATCATTCTCATCTTGAAACAGTTCAACAGATTGAATCTGCTCTTGGAAAACAACCTGACTTTATTGTTTGTGGCTCAGAACCCGGCGTACTGGTTTTTGATCAGCTATGTGAGCACTGGCAACTATTACCTAATGTGTTTGAACTAAGCCATGCGCGGCGTGACAAATATCTTATGCAGCATCAGTTGAAGAAGGATCACATTAAATACATACCGCATTATAAATCCGGAAATCTTGATGATATCCTGCAATGGTGTAAAAAAAACCAGTTTGATGAATATGTGATTAAACCGGTCAGTTCATTTGGTACAGAAGGTGTTTTTTTCTGCAGAGATATATTAGAAGTCGAAAGTGCCTTTGGCAAATTGATCAATACATTTGATTATTCGGGAAGTAAAAACGCCGAGCTGCTTATCGAACAGAAAATTATAGGTACAGAGTATGTTGTCGATGCTGTCAGTAGTTTTGGTCAGCACTTCGTAGTGAACATTTTCAGATATGTAAAACAGGAAATTAATGGTGTGCCGATCTATCGTCAGATGATCACAGAACCGCTGGAGGAACATCCAGTTCTTATCAGTTATATCAAGTCGGTACTTACCTCACTCGGAATTCGTAATGGTACGTCCCATAATGAGATTATAATGTCTGCCACAGGTCCCGTACTGGTCGAATCAGGTGCACGTATGCATGGCGGACTTGGCCCGCGCCTTGTTGAAGATTGTAATTCTCATTCACTCATCGATCTCAGTCTTATGGCCCGTATCTCACCGAGAGAGTTTACTGATAAGACATCTGTGAGTCCTAGGTTGAAAAGCTATGCGCTGGAGTTTTTCCTCAATTCACCTGATGCAGGCAATCTTAAGGAGGTCAATATTGAATCGAAGTGCAGCCTGTTAAAGAGCTATGGATTTACTGTTTGTAAATATAAGCCAGGCGATTACATCAATAAAACGGTCGACCTTGTCACTTCTTATGGAAGGGTTGTGTTGGTTAATTCTGACAGGGAGCAATTGACAGCGGATGCAGAGAAAATTACCGCAATGGAATCTTCCGGCACGCTGGTAACCATCATTTAAATTTTGTGACCTGATCCTCGCGCACCAATATGGTTTAAAATTAGCAACTTCCGCTTCTGGCACTCAGCGGACTTACGCAAAAGCCAACGTCCGCTATGAGCGAATAGCGGACATTCATATTTTGGAACTGAGCCATATACCTGGCGGTAAATCAGCCATTATTTCGCCAGGCATCATGAACGCCTTGTTCTGATCACTGGCGTACGCAGAATGCCGCCATTTACGGTAACGTTCGCTTCAACGGATATGGTGCCGGAAAAATAATAGATAAGTAATTTTTTCGGCTTTTACGATGGAAGAATGTCAGAAGCTATTGTTCCCTCAATGCAGCAGGCTACTGCCAGAGCCATTTGAGACATGACGTGAGTAGCGCGATGAGGCCGGTCAAAGCTTACATAACGGTTAGGAATGCCTTCCAGAGCATTTCGAGCGCGAGACATGACTATGAGGTCGGGAACGCTTATCCGGACAAGGCGCGCTTCGTCTTCATCCTGACAGAGCTTCATCATTTGTGAGGCTTTAACACGCAATTCAGCCATCATTTTCACATACGTTCTGTGAGCCACCAGGGGGGCTGGAATTTTCATCGCCTCTGATACCGGCCTCTTCTGCACTGATAATTATGTTCGCCAGTAATAATTATGCTGAATGTTTTCGGAAAGAGAGCTGAAGGCCGAGGATTTTCAGAAAAATGAATGTTTTGCTCATATAAAATGTTTTTTTGGGCAGAGGTTTTATATGAAAATGAAAGTTTCTCTTGTATTGATTCCAGTTATGCTCAGTGGTTGTGCTTTATTTCTTCCAGACAAGGATGCCGTTACCATCAGCTTCTCTGGTGAAATTCCTGATTCATCCAGAGTTTATGCTATTGTACCTGGAGGTGAAAAAGAAATCAAAAAGCACTCTGTTGTTTATGCAGCTTTTAAAAAAGCACTTAGCGAATCACTGACAGCAAACGGCTATGATGTTAGATCAACATTTGGTGATGTCCAGCAGGTGATAAAAATTGGCATAGACCCTGTCAGGTCATTTACCACCAGTTACACATACAAATCACCAATTTATGGGGTCACGTCTATCCATAACGAAGTCAAAAAAATTTATGATAGCGGTAAGCATGAAATGGTGAGTACAGAGAAAATGGTTCCTGATTATGGTATTACAGGCTATGAGGATAAGACAAGTTACAATACATGGTATTACACAGAAGTTGACCTGTATTATTATAGTCGCGATAAAAAAGGTAAGGAAAAATACTTAGGGTATACGTCTGTTAAACTTGACTCACAGTGGAAAATTGATCAAAAGGCCATGGTATGCCTTGCTCAATTTGTCAAACCTTATCTTTTCCCCTTAACGCATAATGAAATAAAACTGAAAAGCTATCGGTGGCAGATGAAGAAAAAATGTAAGTAAAGATAGCTTCACCCGATACATGTTTTCCTGCCTGAAAAGAAATCAGGCAAGGTAGATTCATTATTGAAACTACCTATTAGCCTATCGTCATCCTGTCACAACTCCTCACATGCCTTCCAGTTACACCTCCCAACCATGCGCGCCAGCATACCGTAAAGCGTGATGCTTTCCAGGGTACTGGTGATTTTATCTGTAAGTCACAGGCAGTTTATGAGTGAACCTTTGCTAGGTTTTCACTTCAAATCAGGGTGTGAGTCGGTTGTAAGCACGCCATTCTGGTAATAATCATTAAAATGAATTTTAGAGATCTGAAGTTAAGATAGTTGCCTAGGCACAGTTCTTAAATTAATTGCCGTTATTACTCGTATCAGAGAGTCTGTGCAATCAATTTGCGTATCACTCCCAATGCGGGAATGTTAAGGGATGTTTCTCAGGGAACGAATTCCGAAACATACATTATGAAGCGATGAATTTAAGTGCTTTGAATGTTCGCTGCACTGTTTTATCTTTTTGTGCTGAACGTTGGGTGGAAGAGGTTTAATAGGATGTTTCGTCGTGAAAATTGCGTACTTGTCGTAGGCAAGGAAAATATTCTTCATCAGGGCTTATTTTATCTGATTGAGAGGGAAGGGTTGATGTGCAGTAAAAAAACGATATTTGCTGAAAACATGGCTCAGCTGACACACCGCCAGTCCGCTTTTATTCAGGGGAATTACGCCCTTTCGTTGATATGTATTTCGAGAAAGGACTTTTTTCCTGAATGGGTTAGTTTACTCGTAAAGGTGACCTTTGATTCGGGGGGTAGTGTCATCATTTTTACTGATAAATATGATACTCTTACCTGTCAGAGGAAAAAAATTATCGAACGGATAACAGATCTCGACTTCATTCTCCATCCAGGCCTTCCGGCAGCGTATGTCAGCCATGTAATACAACTCAAAATGGAAAGTGAAAGTCTTCAGAAAATGAAGTGCAAGCTTTCTGCCCGTGAGATGACTATTTTAGATAGTTTTATCAGCGGAGTCAGCGCAGCCAGACAAGCCACCCTTCTCGGCATCACTCTTAAGACGCTTTATCAACACCGGAAAAACTGTGCTAATAAGCTTGGATTAAGCAATCTTAAACAGCTGCTATACATGTGATTTTCAGAAGTTGAGGATGTTTTTCAAATGCCTGTGATTAATACTCATAAAACAGATTGGTTTAGAATCCTGTGTGATTTAAATCGCAAAGGTCACTCGCTGCAGGTCATAGCTGAAGAGTTGAATGTAGTACCCTCTACGCTAATAGGCTGGAAAAGAGGTTCGGTTCCTTTACATCATACGGGGGAAGCACTTATTGATATGTGGTGCCGTGAAACGGGCAAAGCAAGGCATGAAGTCCCAAAAGAAAAATTGCTACAGAAATTTATCTTTCATCCTGTAGGTCGATCCTGAAGATATTCAGAAATCTGAATGGGATGTCATTCAAAGTGCCGGTAACCTCTTACCGGCACCGAGTCTTTACAATGAAGCTTGAAACCGTTGTTAAATATCATTGCCCGCGTTCCGTTACCCCGTTTATACGCCGGTCATCCCTGTCACCTGATGCCATGAATGGCAGCGATATTATGGCCGCACTGGGCATGACTCAGAAGCGCGCGCCTCTGGGTTATTCCGCTTTTTTTGGCAAAATGAATCTGAGCTCTCATGACAGAGACCGGGCTATCAGGCTTCTGGCCGAAGCAGGTCTTCAGGCATCCGTATATTATCCTGCACTCACAAAACTCCCGGAAGAGGAGCTTAAAGCCGTCATCACTGTTATAGCATGCCACGCCTTCCTCGATTACGCGCGCAGCCCTGATAGTGAATCAGCATGTCATACCTGCAACGGTACAGGACTGTGGAAAGGAAAATGCTGCTGCAAATGTGATGGGAAGGGTGTGCTGCGGGCAGCATGCAAAGACTGTAAAGGCCGTGGCCACTCTGTTAACAGGACGCTAACCCGGTTTCAGGGGGTGCCGGTTTATCAGCCCTGCAAGCGGTGTTCAGGCAGGGGCGTTCAGCGCATACCTTCGACTGCCGTATTCAGAGCTGTTTGCCAGGTCACTCAGGCTATTTCGGCAGATACGTGGAACAAAAGCGTAAAACAACTTCTTGATTTTCTCATCACCGTACTACATCAGGAAGAGGCCTGGGCAGAAAAGCAGCTGTCGCGCGTTACTAAATAGCGAGCAATAAAAAAGGCAGCTATATTATCGCAAGCTATTTACTTTTCCATTATTTGTGTTAGTTTAACTCTAACGATGGGTAAATGACCCTCGAGAGATTTTTTATTCAGCCCTGATATCACTGTCAGGGCTTTTTTTATGGCCGGATGCCTTCTCTGTGTCCTGCTCTCATCCACTGGCTCCGGCCTTCTTTCTTCATCCCCTTTGCGGCAAATTCTGATGAGCAAACTGACAACCGGTATTGCATACAGCGCCTCTGCTGGTGAGATAGCCCATGGTGTTCTTACCTATTTCAGTCCGGAGGAGTGGAGTGCTGTGGGCGTTCTGGTTGGTATCGGAATGGCTTTCGTTACCTGTGCCATAAACTGGTATTACAGGCGCAAGGCGACACTGGCTGAAATAAATGCTCTGCGCTGCAGGCCGCAGGATGTACCACCCTGAGTTATGGCTATATCCCCTGTTCTGCGTAAAAGGCTGCTGGCCACATCAGGTGCGGGTGCATTTACCCTTGCAATAATACTCCTCGGTGGCGCGGATGGGCTCGAAGGGCGGCGTTATGTGCCGTACCAGGATGTCGCTGGTGTACTCACCGTCTGTGACGGGCACACCGGTGCAGATATTGTAAGACACAAAACGTATACCGATCAGGAATGCGACAGCCTGCTGCATGCTGACCTCAAACCCGTTCAGGAAAAAGTGGATAGTCTCGTTACCGTTGCTCTTAGTGAATACCGCCGGGCCGCGCTTTACAGCTTTGCCTATAACACCGGGACTGACGCTTTTTCCCGATCTTCTCTTCTGAGAAAACTTAACGCAGGCGACACAAAAGGTGCGTGCAATGAACTGCGGCGCTGGGTCTTTGCTGGCGGCAGGAAGTGGCGAGGGCTGATGAACCGCCGTGAAACTGAGCGTGCACTTTGTCTTAGCGAGAACAGTGATGACCTTAAACAGAATCAAGTGGGATGTCATCGTCATCGTGCTATTGCTTGTTCTGGCAGCAGGGCTGGGTGTCACTGTGAAGCTTCAGTCCTCATCAAATGCCCGTCTGAACGAGCAGAACAATCGGCTACAGAGTGAAAAAGCCTCAGCGGAAGCTATCACGAATAACGTTCTTAAAACGACGAAACTCTTCAACGACATTGCCCGGGCAACCCAGAATGATAAAAAGGCAAGCCATGCAGAAAGCGAACGCAGGGTGGTTGTTATCCGAAAGCTTATTAATGGCAATCAATGTGCCTCTGAGCCTGTTCCTCATCATGCTGCTGACCAGCTGCGCGAGCACATCGACAAATTACGTTCAGGTTCCGTCAGTGCCAATACCATCAAGTCTGCTGGCTGACTGCGAAGTGCCGCCTATTCCAGAGCCGCTTACCTGGGGGGAGAGTCTGGAGCTAAATGAACGACTGCTTAGCGTTTTAGAACAGTCTAACCGCGATAAGGCCGCCATCCGAAAAATCGAACGGGAACGGCAAAAGTGAACATCCTCCGGTTTCTGTAAGGCCAGGCAGCGTGATCAGCACATGGCTCATCGGGTATGATCCTCATTCTGAACTTTATGGATGAGGATCACATGAAACGGTTTGTTAAAATTTCAGCTATCACAATTACAGCTCTGGCAGTGCTCGCACTGGCTGTGATGATTCTTTTAATAGTATCAATCAGGCCTTCAAAAGTTGATGCTGCACAGGCTGAAGCCTGTAGGCACTATGATAATCAGATAATCATGGCTAAAGTGATAAGGGCTAAAACCGGAGAACAGGCTGAGTGGAAAAATTTCTCTGACGTTCAGGACGCAGCTCAAAAAAACGGGATTATGATCGACTATGGCCAGATGGTATTCGGGAACGATATCTGGTTAGTTCCCTTCACTCAGCGCATCGACCAAACAGTTACAGAGGAATACTTCGGCATGCTGGACTGCACCACAGATACTGTTGAATTCAGCAAAAAGTGATTTTCTCATACTAGCGCCGACGCAGCTCAACGCTACCTGTCAGAAATAATCTGCTACCGGTTTCCCCGGTATGGTTGATGCAGCCAGCGCCCGACTTATTAAGGCCGCCCAGCGGGATTATTTCACCCTCAGAAAGCGAATCGAGGTTGACGAAAAGCAAATGGCAGGGTTGCAGCAGTTCATCAACGAGTAGTGCTTGAAGTGATTGTGTGAGATAGCATTACCTCAAACATGAGGATGCTATATGAATATAAAGCCAAGATTTGAAGAT